GTTCTCTAAGCGTTTCAAAGTGCTTTGTAGGGTATTACCCTTAAGAAGTTGTAAAAGTGCCTTAGAGAGCTAAGAGGGGGGTCTATAAAGGCATTAATAGATTGATTGGTAGCGTTCCGTTATTTAAAACGACTGCACAACCAATAGCCTGTTTTTTGAAGTTCTTTGCGTATGCTGCTGCATAGCTACTAGAATCCACGCCACAACCTACTTGCATCCCAAAGACTTTAAAGCGTTTTCCTACGAACCATTTACAATAGGCTTCCGTATGAGTATGACCACAAACGCTAGACATTAGGTTGTTCTTAGCTTTGGTCTGAGCTTGACCACCTTCTCCGTGTTCATAAAGTACATCATCATATACTACTGATTCAACCCAATTCCAATTAGGAGTTCCTAAAACTTCATTATAAGATTTAATCCAAGCAGCAGGAATACCACCTGAAAAACTTTTACGACTAGCAAGTCTGTCGTGATTACCAATACATACGTCTGCATATTCAAAAGTGGTGTACCATTTAGCCACCTTTTCAATAGTTGTTTCAAGCTCCAATCCTGCTGACATTCCATCAGGATCAGGCTCGTGATATGAAAATGCGTGGTTATCTAAAATATCACCTATGAAAATTACTTGATTGCAATTATAAGTATGATATTGTTCTAAGCACCAATCAAGATACTCGTCTAAACAAAAAGGTTCGTGTAAGTCGCCTATTACTAAAACATTGCGTACTTCACTTTCACGCATCTTCTGTAAAGCAAGTATCTCGTGTGCTTTTAGTCTGTAACGATTATTTTTTAGACGCATCTGCAATACCTTGTCCTAAGACTAAAGTTAGGGCAGCGTAAAAAATCTCTTGTGCAGTTTCAGGTGAAACACCTAACATTGTTACAATAGCAGGTATTACTATAGATCCTACAGCGTACCAAAACTTTTTGCTTTTGAGCATTGTTGAAATTAGCCAATTCTTCATTGTATTATTTTTTAAGATTAATATTCAAATTTATTAATTAATATAGCCATATAACATCTTTATCTTTTAACTTATCAACATCACAATGTACAAAAGACTTGCCTATACCTATACGATTAATACCTACCTGCATTAAAACAGTAACTAATAGATAGCGTTCGCGACTTCCGTTATAAGCTATATCAACTGCTAGTCCTTTTTTATGACTTGATCCAAAACGCCCACCTACCTTCATGTTCCATTCTTGCGTTCTGTACCCTGAATTGATTTTAAAGACCATTTCACCATCTACGTTACCTCTTGCATAATCAAGTTTTTCTAGGAACTTACTATCCATTTTTGAACCTGAACCAACTTCATCAGGACTATCAAATTCAGATAGGTCGTTTTTGAAATATTTTAAGTTCAATTTCTTAGGAATGTATTGTGTATATTTTAACCCCATTAACTTCAGCAACAAATCTTTTATCCACTTTAACATCTTCTTTTTTTTTGTACTTAGGGTTTTTGCTATTTAGCTTTTTCTTCTTCACTTCTTTGTTTTTTATGATACCACCACTTGTCTACAGTATAGACTATTGATACAACTAACAATAAAATTTTCAAGGCTACTTCTATATTAGTGAAGGTTGTTATGCTTAGTATTATGCTGTTGAACCCTATCACTTGTACTGCTTCTTTTGTTAAATATTCTAATGGCATCTTTTAAATATGTTTTTAATTTAGTTATGTTTACTTTCTTTACTTTATAGTGTTTCTTCATCTTATAAATCAGGTGTTAAAAAATCTCTTAGTGTAAGTTTTGTGCCTTGACCACTTGGACGTTCTAAATTCATTCCGTTATAGTACGCATTTTTATCAGGGTTTACATCAGCACCCGTGTTGGTTGAGTACTCAGGAAAGCTAGATAAGTTGTTTGTTACATAGTCAATCATTCGTTCCATATAATACTCACCTGTATTTTTTACTTCCTCTCTTAAGTGTTGTGCTTCTTCTGTACTTAAAGCAGTTCCGTTTTCTGAGGTCTTAGAATAGATGTTCCCATTCTCCACCTTGAACCTTAAAAAAGGTATAGCGTGGTATAATGCAAAGTTCGGTAGCATATCACCAATATAAGTATCTACTAGCGTCTTATAAGCTCCTGCTAAAGTTCCTGCTATAATTTCATCTTTAAGTTTCTGAGTAAGATCTGTACCTAACTTAGTTTCTACATATAGCTTCTGAGCTTGACGTACGAACGGTAAAAGTAAATCCACATCTACATTCATTCCGATAGCCGTGCTATCTTTTAGTTTATCTTCTGATATAAATAATACGTATGCCATAGTTTCTAATTGTAATATCCGTTATTTTTCATTCGTCTTGGTGGTATTGCTACTAACTTATCATTCTTCTTTGCTGTAAATCCTTCTGACCTTGCTTTAGTATATCCTATTAAATCAGCATCTTCTATTTTAGTTGTTCTTGATTCGCCTATTACAGTTTTGAAAATTCTTCTAGTCCAAAAATGAAAGCACTGAGGTCCGCCTTTGTATAAAAATAAATTATACGCTTTTCCGTTATGTCCAAATCCCGGATTTACTGAGTTGCTATTTGTTCTTACAATATCTTCTTTTCTATATAGCTTTTTAGCACCCATCATTTTTCTACAAAAATCTCTGCTTGTTCCTGATTTATTAGTAAGAAAACCATCTTTTTCATAAACATACCTTACCCTAAAATAATCAGAAGTTTTTTTAGATATTCCGTCTTGTTCAGACTTACGACTAGGTATTCCCCTAACTGTTGAAGCTAATTCTAATTTTTCACTAGCTACATCATTTAACACTTCTTCAAAATCAAAATCTTGGTGTTCACCATCTACTACTTCTTCTTCTACTAATTCCCAATCTTCAGGCATATCTTCACCAAATTCTTCAATCCAATTATCTAGTTCTGTTTTCTCAATTGAAAATTCATCAGCTACTACTTCTTCTTCTTCTGTTAAAGGTTTAAGTCCTAATTCTTCACGTAGTTCATCTTCAGTAAGCACCTCTTTTAAATCTTCTGCACTCCATTTAGTTGTAATAGGTTTAAGCTGTACAAACTCTAAAGGTAGGTTCATTTGATTTACTTCTAGTATTAGTTTTAATGTCTTTAGAATGTTTTGTTGAAATGGTCTTACAACTGTATTATTGTAAAATTCTGCTGCTGCATTAAGTTCATTTACATTTGAACCTAATCCTGTATCTGATTTAATTCCCATAAGCATAGGGCTTGTAACCCTGTGAGCCGTGAGAATGTTTTGTACCAAAAGTTCTTGGAGTGCTAAGTATTGCTTATCTGCATCTGATACACTTATAGGTGTAATCTCAGGAGTTCTAGTTTTATCATCTGAAAATGTCAAAATAAATTTGCCTGCATTATCTGAGCCTGTAAACTTTTCTGCTAAACTTTGCTCTATCTGAAATCTTTCCTCTTGTGTCGGTACTCCATTTGCGAACGAAATAAAATAAGACCCGCTGAAGCCGTTTGATATATTGTTTAAATGAAACTCAGCGACACGTTGGTCTACTAAACACCAATTACACCCTGCTAAGTAATCAGGTGTATGGTATATGTCCATATTAGGACTATAAGAACCTGAGTAAAGCAACTGACTAGGTGAAGACCTATCAGTCACATTAAAGGCAGGTATAGGGTGCGGTCTGTTACCTCTAAGGTTTGCCCAATCTGCTGATATATAGTAAGTATCTACTTGCCCCATTTCGTTAGGTCTTCCTGCCCTTACTCTCTCGACAGGAATGTGATATATTTCTGCAATCTGAGTTCTATCTTGCGACCATACTATATTAAGTGCGTACCCACCCTGAAGTTTAAAATCAAAAGCTATTTTTTTAATAACTGAATGTAAACTTTCTTTACTATTAGGATGTGCTATAAATTTTTGTAGTTTAACAAATGCTTCTAAATTTTCATTTTCTTCAGCAATTAAATCTTCACCTGCAATCATTTCTGCTGTAGCGTTTACGATAGCGGCGTGGGTACTAGAATTGTAGTAAAGATCAATAAGGAACTGAGGGTAAAGGTTGCGCCAATCATCCGTCCCATACTCGATATATTCACGCCCTCTTACTTCAGTTACAATAGGTGCAGTTGAAGCTCCTAAGTTTATACTTATAATGTTATCTTTCATAATTAATCTTCTTCTGTCCAATTATTATTTAAGTCATCTACAATTTCAAATAATTCTTTATTTGTGTAAATGGTTTCGCCTTCTAAAAAAGAAGGTGTATCACCTTCAAAGGAAACTATAAATTCTGACTTATCCAAATTTTGTCTAACACTTTCTTCTGAAGTAGTTAGTAGTAAATTAAAATCCATTTTAGATAATTCCGATTTTTGTATTATTGTGTATTTTCTCATATTACGGTGTGTCTGTTGTCCAAGCAGGACTATTAAATAGTGTAGCTGTATTGCCTTTTCCTGAACTGTCTGAAGCTACTGATCCTGTGCCTTCTTCAAATCTCCAATATCCAATTAGTCCTGAAGCACCTGTTACATTAACAGGCTCTCTGTTGGCAATATATACTTCACCAATATCTACAACTGTATCGAATATAGAAAATTCATCAATAAATCCTTTATAGAAATTGCCATTAGTTGTATTTTGCCCTATATCAGCAACCGAAAGTGAACCCACCCAAGTACCTGCTGCACTTGTGTTTTGCGCTTGTTTAACACCATCTAACCAAATATTAACTGTATCAGTAGCCGTTGTACTCCAAGTCATAAAAATATGATGCCAAGCACCATCATTTTCAATAACAGTAGTCATATTTGCTGACCTATATGTATTACCTGCTTCATATATAGCTCTCATTTGTGAAGTACCATTATGATACCACATCTGAATGTAATTATCTGCATCTGCTACTATTTTAATAACAACACCATTGCTAGAAGCTGCCGATTGTTTAGTCCATAAAGATATACTTCCTTCAGTTACATCTACATCATTTACCACTCCGTTAAGACTTGCATACTCAGTACCCGTTAATTGAATAGAATAAGTATCTGCATTAATAAGAGCAGCATTAATACTCGTTAAAGACTGACCTAGTTTAAGTGCTAACATTATAGAGGCTGCTCATAGTAACATAAAGCCAATCCACTTGTAAGTTGAATTTGTGTGAATTGAAGAAATAGTGTCGTTCCGGCAGGCATTGTCGTTTGAAGGTTACCTACTCCACTCCCACCACCTTCAATAACATTTGATGCTGCTATTGTAGCTATTACTGAAGTTATAGGAAAGTGAATACAATAATAATCTTTGCTTGTCATATTATCTGTAGTTATTACATCACATCTGTTTTTTCCTAATTGCTCTGTTAAAAGCTGTTGTACATTTTCTATTGCCATAATTTTAAATTTTTATTTTTTTATTTTATTGTCCGTAATATATATAGTTAGTTTCTGAAGCAGGAGAATTTTGTGTGTATTGTACTTGTTCACTACCTGACTTTTCAGATAAGTAAAGTTTTCCTATTGCTACTAGCCCTTGTACTATTCCTTTATCACTTGCAGGTGGTGTTAATACATCATCTTCATCAGAAGGTGCGTTGCCTGAGCTAACATCAACCGTACCTGACCAACTAACTTCATAGGCTTCATATTTGTAATATCCGGCAGGTATTAATTTAGTAGCTCCTGTATAAATATTAGGAGTTACATTATAACTAAATGCTAGTTCAGTATATCTATCGTAAATAGTTTCAGTTGTTGCATAAGCATAAAATACAGCACCATCTAAGTCGTTAGTAAACTTTAATAAGTGTCTTATTTTAGTAGAAGCAACAGAAGTATCAATACGATTTGCTTCCGTTTCTATATATGCTATAAAGCCTGTTTCTCTTATTGCTTGTATCATAGTGTATCTAGTATGTTATATAATAGAAAAAGGTCATATTTATTTGTATTATAAAAGAAAAAGGTGACTATTAGCCACCTTAATCAAGAATATATGAAAACACTAAAAATTAATTAGTATCAGGGTTTCCTGCACCAAAATTAAATGCTGCATTATCAAACGGTTCGGTAGTGTAGTCCTCAACCATTGGAAATGGATTTGCTTCTAAACCGTCAAAGGTCAGAGTGTAACCATTTCTATCGCCAAATCCTGCCCCACTATCAGCAGTTCCTGCATTCATTGACATTCCATTTACAACACCTAGACCAACTATAACATCATGTCCGTTTGCTAATTGTGCATTAAGCTGAGCGAAAACGACCACCTGACTTTGCCCTAAGAGCTTAATCTCGTTTTGATCCTCTTTGGTGAGGCGGTTAAGAACCATACTTACAGTTGGCGTATAGAATATCGTTCCATTTTCTGTGCTTCCTGTAATTGTTTCGCTTACTGTTGTAGAACCTCTAGGAACTGTATATCTATAAAGAATATTTGATGCCATTTCAATATCTGTTATTTCTGAATTTACAACTACTATTCCTGTTCCATCTATCGGTGCAGTAAATTGGTCATAAACTCCAAAATATATAAATTTGACCCCTCCGGAAATTCTTGAGCAATCAAGACCTCTACCTTTTGTTAAACTTGTACACGCCATTGTTTTATTTTTTAAAGTTAAAAAGTAGGGAGCTTTTACACTCCCTTCTTTGTGTTATTATGATAATCTTGTAATATTTGCTCCTACTCCTGTTTGAACTCCTGCTGAGTATTTACAAACCAAGCGCATATTATCTGAGCCATCCAAAGAAGCCATATCTAGTAAAGCTATTCTAGTAGCGTCTGAAAGTAGGTCAGTTCCAAAGAACATATTTGACTTCTGAGCTATTACTAATTCGTTATCTTTCATTCCCGGACATACTGCTATTTTATATCCTTCAAATACAGGTTGATAATCTCCGTTCATATTGTAAGCATTTACATATCCTAAAGTAGATACTGCTGAAATATAGAAGCTATAACTTTTATTGTTCATATAGATATATAAATCATCTTTATTTAATACTCCCGGTGCATTAGCTGCTATATCAGAAGTTGCAGTTTGTAAATTCTCAATAATATTAGAAGCACTAAAAGCTGCTGCTGTAGATGATGCTTGATTTACAGATGAATCTACTCCCGTTAATAAGTACCCTACTACTGCACCACAAAAGCCTGTGAAATCTCCACCTGCTACAACTCCTTTCCATATTGAATTTTCTGTTGCATTTGCAATAATACTACCCATATAAGATATAACATAGTCATCAAAAGATGCAGGTGGTGGTGCTCCTGCTCCTGCTCTCATTTGTAAAGCTTCCCAAGAACTTAGTAAAGTTCCTTTGCATAAGTCTAGGTTAATTTGTAAATTGGTAGTTGTTAAAACCTTTTCGGTTAGATCGAGAGTTCCTGCATCTGTAAAGTCGCACGTTGCTGCTGCAACAGGACTAACGGAAGCATCCATTACTTGAATGTTACTCTGTAGTTTAATGTTTTCGATTGAAGTCAAGAAGTCCAAAGACGTTGCTTCTTTTAAAGCGGCGGACACATAGAATCCGGCTGCCTTCCCTGCATAATTGCTTGTTACGTTAAAAGCCATAGTTTTGTTTTTTTAGTTATTTGTATAAGTTATATAAGTATTTCTCCTGCTGAGTCATTCTTCTAAAGTCTTGCTTAGTAGGAGTTGCTCTTTCTGAGCTAAATTTGTTTGTATTTATTGGAGCTTCAGCAGGTTGTTCTGCTAGTTCCGTTTTAAGTTTTTCATTCTCTGCTTTAAGATTTTCTAATTCTTCTTCTGCTGAAAATTCTACTACTTCCTTAGTAGTTATAGTTTTTGGATTAGTAGAAGGTTCTGTTACTTCTTCAGTCATTTCTTCTACTTCATCATCACCGCCTTCTTTATCTTCTTTTAAATGTGCTACGGCAATTTCTAAGTTTTCAATTCTCTTTTCCATTCCTTCCCAATCAGCTACATCCGCTTCTTTTTCATCACCTTCAGCTAATTCTTCAGACGCTTCAACTTCTTCTTCTTCTTCCGTTTCACTTTCTAAAACCTCAGCTACAATACCTTCATCTTCAACTCTGAAACTTACGCCTGTATCTAATTTATAAGTTCCTGCGGGTACAGGTATTGTCGTGCCGTCTTCCGTTAAAACTGAGATGTCCACACCTGCTTCTAATTCTTCAGCAGTTGAAACAAAGATTGTACCATCATCTGACTTTGCCTGAAAGCCTAATTTAGTTTCTTCTTCATTAATTCCTAAAGCAACTAATATTTTTTCTTTTAAATCCATAGTAATTTTTATTTATAGTAAGTTTATGTTATATAATAGAATATTTGTTTATTTGTTTGATATTGAAATAATTTCGTTAAGTGCTGATAGTATTTCTTCACTTGTTGGTTCTTGTTCTTGCATTTGCTGAAACTTTGAAGTGAAGTAACCTTCAATACTTAGCCCTTTAAGTTCACCGTCCTTAATCTTTTTCCAAAGGTCATCATTTTCTATTTTCATCTTCACCATCCAAGTTCCTTTAGGAAGTGAAAATCCGTAAAGCCTAGACTTGTCCATATCTCCTTCAATTATCCAAGACTCAACAGTTAAAACTCCTGATACTCTATCTTGATGTTCTAAGGTTGCTTTGTGGTGATTATTGTTTTTTAAGAAACTATAAGCACAATTCTTAACTGTTTCTTTACTAAAATAAACATAGTAGTCAGAATCAGTATCAGCGTCATAACGATAGATATTTTTATCGGGGATTAAAGCGGGGCTGATTAATTCACGTTTATCTTCATCTACTTTAGCTAAAGTCAAGTTGTTCTTAGCTTTAGACATATAGACCATATTTTCTTCTATGGCAGGAGCTGATACAAGACTAATACAGTCTATTGCCAACGCTTCTTCAGAAGGGTCTATAATTAATTCTACAATCTTAGTAGTTTTCATTTCTTCATAAGAGGCATTTGCATCTTCACAGTCTTGCAGAGTGTCGTATTGACATTCTCCTGTTTCACCCCACTTGTATCCTTCTTCACATTTTTTACACGGCATATTATATAATAGATTAAGTTAGTTTTTATTTGTTTTTCATTTTTTTTATATTGTAGCTCTACGTCTTATAATGGCTAGTTTGTTTTGATTGTTAGTCATATCATCTGTAACTACATAAGCTTGAACAGGATCAGGTGCTACACCACCACCTAAAGTAAATGCGCCTGACATCATTTGTGGTGCAGGAGTTTGAGTTGCTGCGTCCAAATTACCACCACTACTACTACCACCATCACCTACATCTTGTTCCATTATTTTTTTAACGTTTGCCATACCTGCTATAATCACTCCTGCTGCTGTTACATACCCTGCTACACCTCCCTGAGCAAAGGCTTTATTCGCCCCTACAAAAGTGCTTATAATAGCTTCAGCAATAGCTAGTTCTTTATTATCACCTGCTAAGGCACTTAAAGCACCTGCTAGTCCTGCAAAGGCTTCTAACTGAGCGTTTACATTTTCTTGTATTAAAAGTGTTTTTTGCTTTTCATATTGTTTAGTAATAGCTGTCGTGGCCATTCCTGACTTTTTAGCCATTTTTAACTTTTCTTTATAAGCTGCTTCTAGTTCTTCTAATTCTCTTTGTAATCCTGTAAGACCTTCAGCTCTAACTTCATTTTGAGTTTCTAAAAGTTCTTTTTCTAGCCCTACTTGATTTGTTTTTTGCTCAGATAACTGACCTGTAATTGCTTCTTCAAGTTCAAGCATAGCATTTTGTGCTTCACCTAAAGCTATTCTGTTTTCTATATTACCATTTATATTAACTTGTGCTTGTGCTGCATCTATCTGAATTTGGAGTGCTGCTTTCTGAAGTGTTTGTTGTTCTTCTAATACTTTACCTAGATCTTCATTAGCTTTAATTCTTTCTGCAAATGTCTTAGTTTCATCATCTCTTACTTGTCTTAAAAGTTCAGCTTCTTTTAGTTTTTCTGCATTTAATTTAGCGAATTGTACTGCTGCTAATTGTGCTTGTTTATTAACTTCAGTAATTGCTGCTGCTGTTTTATAAGTTTCTGTTGTATATTTAACAATAGCGTCAGTTGTTTTTACGACTGTTTCTACTATTTTATCAAACGAATCATCTACTCCTGTTGCTACATCTACTAATTCCTTACCTGCTAATTTAGCGAACCCTGCTGCTTCTTTAAATTTGCCTTTGAATAATGCACTTAATGCACTCCCTACATATCCGAAAGTTTCTAAAAGACTATTGAACCTTTCTATAAGGTTTTTTTGTATCATATCCCCAAAATCCTTTAGCGACTGTTGAGGGTTTTCAAATATATCTTCAAAGAACCCTGTAAATGAACCTATATTATCATTTAGAAAATTGAATAAGTCGTTAAAAGCCATATTCAAAGCTGTCATACCCGTCTCAAATGCATCTAAAACTTTTTGATTGCTGCTAAATACTTCCATCAATTTTGCAACAAGAGCTACTACAAGACCAATACCTGCTGCCTTTAATGCCATACCTACACCCTTTACAACAGTTTTTAATTTCTTAAATCCACCACCTGCTTTCTTTGTTGCTTTTTCTAGCTTTTCTGTATTCTTTGCAGCTTTATCAATACCATCTGCTACATCTCCAATGTTTGATTTAACTTCTGCTTCTAATATTATTTTATCATCTGCCATAATTTTATACTTTTAATTCGTAAAGATGAAGTGTAGCACTCCAACTTATATTCATATCTGCAACTCCTGTTACTGATAGGTGCATATCATTTGTGCCTGAAAAATCTATTGCACTTGTCCACCCTGTTATAGTACCATAATCTCCTTGACTTCTTGCTGTACCCCCTTGCAAATCTTTTAGGTACACTAACCCTAGTAATTTAAAATATATTCTATCGTTTACTGCTCCTGAACCTGCACTACCACCTGTCCTTACTCCTAATACATCAGCTTCAAAGCCCTGAAAAGAACTTGTAGATCCTCTAGCTATTATTGTATTTGTACTACTGCTATTGATAAATAAATTAGTTTGCGTAGCATCTGTTGTAGTTCCTGACAAAGATATTATTGAGCTTTGTCCATATCCTGCACCTGCTCCTTCAAATGCACCACCACCTATTACTACTTCACCATCCCTTTGTGCTTCACCATAGTTACCTAATACTGTTGTATTATTTACTCCGTTTGCTATTTCATTATTATTACCTATTATAAGATTGTTTCTTGACCTTCCTTTTACAGTATTATTTTCACCCATTATTAAGGTGTTATTAGTACCTGTTTCTGTAGTATTGTTTGAACCTTTAATAGTGTTATTGATATTACTAAAATTCTTATTCAAATTAGTATTGTACCTAAACGTACTACAAGTTCCTGAGGCCCTGTTGTATGTATATCCGTAGGCTTCACATTGTAATTGATTTGGCATCATTTCATTAGTTCCATCAGTAAAAGTTACTTGACCTGTTCCTGAAACTCGTGCAGGTTTTACTGAAAATCCTTTTTTATAGTCCATTATGGTATAAGTATAAATTCAACTGTTGCTAAGTCGTTAGGTTTGTAGTCTATTTTGTTTACTCTAAATACTCTATTTTTAATAAATACCTTATCATTAAACTTGAACGTATTTATATCAGCAGGACTTAAATTAACTTTTAAAGTCATAATTCTAGTATCTGCATTATATAGCTCATCATAATAAGGCGACCAATATATATTGTACAAATTATTTACTGTAGCATCTCCAATAGGATTTATAAGCTGACATTCTCCAAAATGGAAATCTCTAGTATCAGTATCAACAGGTGGTGAACTTACAATAGTAGGTATATCTGTTAAGTGACTAAACTGTAAAAAGTTAGATTGATTTTCATTTGATAACCCATTCTGTGCAGGTATGAAATATGTTATTCCTGTATCTTTAATTCCATTGTTGTACATTATTCTCGGACTATTTTCAAACCCTTCAGAAGTTCCGTCTTCAGTCATAGAATAAATTGCAGGAACTATAAAATTAGAAAATAAAGCATCTAAAGGTTTTGGTATTGTAGCTGCAAATGGTTCTGCTATTATTTCATCTTCACCTTCTAATATAGTAAAGCCTGAAGCATCATAATTTTTACTTCCGTATAAGAACCCACCTACTGAATTTTTATAAACATTAAAAGCATAGTCGTCTTCATCTTCAACAAACTTAAATACTGTCTTTTTGTTTAAGTCTGTAAGTGGTGTAAGTTTCATTTCTGATACATCTACTTTATCTGTCCAATCGTGCTGAATACTTCTACAAGCTAAAGTAACATTCCCTGTTGTTGTTGAACAGTTTGTATTATTTATAAATACATCAGCATAGGGTTCTATCAAGATATTATTAGGATTGTCAGGATCAGGCATAGTAACTAAGTTAAACATAGTCATCAGTCCTTTTAAGAAATCCCATTGTCCTAGCTCACCTCTTAGATTTTGAAGCAATGCACCTGTTGTAATTATTAACCCTCCTGTAGACATATTACAATAAGAATTAACTGTGCTTTGAGAGATCATACCTGCTGTTGACGACTTAAATTGAGCTTCTAAATAATCGCCTGTATTCATTACTAATTGAAAGCTTCCATCATAAGTATATATTCCTGCTGTTCCTATCACATCTAATATAGGGTTGAATGTAGTTATAACATTTCCAAAACTATCAGAATGTATCCATTGTAAATTTATGGTTCCTGAAGTACCATCCTTTGTTAAATTGAAAGTGTAATCTATTGAAAAAGTTTGATTTGTAGTACTTGCAACTAATCTATTTGTTGCGTTATCCCAACCAAATGTTGAAGCACCTGCAGTAAAAGTATCTTGAAGGACTAAATTAGTAAAACTTGTAGTAGAATTATTATCAGGTTCGTTAGCTTGAAAATAATTCGCACCACCAACAATAAATTCAGGAGTTGAACCCCAATTAAAATCCATATATAACTTTCCGAAGTCAGCACTATCAAAGAAATCTGAAGTAAAAGAAAAAGGCGTATCTGCAAAAATCCTTTCTATTAAATACTTAATTTTTATAAAAGGTCTGAATGAACTTTCTAAATTAGGTAAAATAGGATAGCCTGTAGTAGCGTCTAAAGGATATTGATGCGTCCAATCTACAAAAGGATAGCGAAGTGTTGTGTAAGTATCCCTAAACCCTGATGTACTTGGGTTTGTATATGAAATACTAGGGTCAGGACTATCATTCCAACTTCTTTTTATATTGCTTTTATCATAATCGTGTGTTAATTCTGTAAAATCTAAGTCAGCGAATTTTTTATCTTTTAAAATATCTGCTAAAGCTACAACCTCAGAATACAAATTAACATCATAGCTTATTTCACCTTCTTTGTCTTTAATATTTATAAGCCTTAAATAGCCATCAAATAAAATATATCCGTCTTGCTTTAATACACACTTAGTCTTAACATAAGGATTGAAGTTTATGCCTGTATCAGTTCTTGTTATTTCAAAAACATTATCAAATATTTGATTGTTTCTTTTAGTTGCAGGTAAATTGAAGTCCTTAGAATATGATTGTACTTTTTCAGCTACATTTTTAAAGTTGTCTACGCTTAAGCTTAACGGTATATCTTCTTCTTGGTATAAGTCGCATATAACTTGTCCGTCTTGTAAGTCTGTATAAGTTAGTGTAGGGCTTTGTCCACCTTCTACACATTTAATACTATCAATTAGTAAACTTGCTGTTGTACTTGTGTAATCAATTAAGATAGTTTGATTTGTATTTACAGCAGTAAAAGTATGTGTTATGCTTGATACGTTACTTGAAAAAGAAGCTGTTGATGTTGTAGTACTTGAAGCTCCACCAAATACTCTAACCATTAAAGTTCCAACTGCTGAAACAGAAATATCTATAAGAATGTCATAATCAGCTCCTACTACCAATCCTGACATTTGCTGATAAACTCCTGTATGTCCTGCTGTACTTCCGTTGTAGCTTAAAAGCAAATCATTTAATGCTGATTGAGGTGCAGCTACAGCACCCCAAGTAGCACCACCCCCTACTGTTGTAAATCTATACCAAGTATTGACTGTTGAAGGCGGTTGTGAGTACATAGCATCAACATAAGGTAATGAGTAAGCTGTATTATGTAAGTCTGTACTATTTAAGCCTGTAAAATACGAACCATTTACTACAAATTGATTATATGTACTACTTGTAGAACTGAAGCCCTGATAGTATTGAGGGTATAAAATTAGTTGCGTACTCATTATACAGATTGTGTTCTAAGGGTCTTGCTCTTTTCTACTTCAAAAGTATATTGCATTAATCTATCATTTGCTACTGTCTTTCTTGTATAAGCTGAAGTAGTAAGCCTTACAGGTGTAACATAATTATTTAATAAAGGATCTGATACATCTGTTTGATAGCCTTCTAATATATATACTTCAGGACTATTTATAAGTTCTTCAAACCATTCACCTTCTGCTTCAGTTACAAAGTTTGTATTCATTTTAATCTTTTCTGTTGCATTTACTCTAAAGGACTTCTTGCCACCCTTATATCCGTTTAGTTTATACACACCTTCATTCCAAGTACCACTTGACTGAGTGTAAGTACTTCCTTTAGTTGATAAACTTCTTACTGACTTTTTATTGAATGTATAGTAATCCCAAGCACCCCATTGATTAAGCCAAGCAAGTCTTATACTTTCAAACCCTTTTAAATCAGGACAATTTACATTGATAGTGTATAACTTAGACACCCAATTAAAAATGCTAGTCGAATATGCCCTTACTGTATAGTAACTAACATCTGCACTATTTGCTACCCAAGTTGTTAAATTAGCACCTGTTAAATTAGCAGGGAAACAACCAAAGTACAATAAGTCCATTTTTATATAACCATTATAAGTAGTGTAAGCTCCATTTGCAGTTGTTCTAGCTACTGTATCAACACCCAATAAACTTCCTGAACTATCATAATAAGTAAACTTTATACTATCTGCATAGCCGACAGTATCTATAAAAGACATTGTACCATAATCTTCTATATTAGCATATTGAGTTGTAGGTGCATTAGTTAAAAAGCTATCTGTATTTAAACTTAAATTAAACTTAGAAGTATCAAAGCCAAAATTATTGCCTGTTAATTGAAGTGTGTCTGAACGCTTCAGGTAGCCATTAAATATTTTATATTCAATAGAATTTGCGTCTTCATTACAAGCTACTGCAACTGTATTATCATCTTGACTACTGTTACAATCAGTAGCGCCTAGATATTCTATTTTAAATTTTATTGCTAAATATTTTATAGCATTATTATTACCTGAAAACTTATCAATCAAATGTATAGGTAAGTCTAAAGCGGCAGGTGGTGTATTTGTTTTGTACTCACTTCCTAGGTAAGCTAGATTATCTGCTTTAACATAATTTTCTAATATAGGTCTTAAGTCAAATATACCTACACCTGCATTATTTGGTGTCGTTTTAAATGTACCTATTAAATTATTTGTATTGCCTAGACTTACAGGAAATTGTGAGCTTATATGAACTTCAGCTATAAACTTTACTTTTGTTTCAGTAGCTACAATAGTATTATTTGATACTGTGAAAATTACATCTTGCCCTACAGGTAAAATACTGTATAGTGGTCTTTGTTCTATTATTGTTGCCATTAGTTTACTGTTGTTTGATTTAAAGTATCTATTATATCTTGTTTAACATTACCTAGTAATTCACTTCCGAATTGTTTAAGTCCAAGACTTAAAGGCTTTTGAAAGAAACTGATACCCTGTATTCCGTTCCTACCTATACTTCTAGCTATTAAGAATGTTATTGTCTTACGTTTCATAAACTTACCGCTTGCATCTCTTGGAGCTATTCCTTTTTTTACTACCCACCCATCTAAAGCACTACTAGGTGGCTGTGAATGTCCTTTAGTATTCTTGTAACTATAAGGGCTTTTTATTACTTTGTTCTTATAGTTTTTAAAGGTTCTTTTCTTTTGCGTTCCTGAAACTCCTTTATCTACAAAAGTTCCATACCTATTCATATAGAATTTAACAACAAACTCAGGTTTAGATAAAGTGCCTATTTGTTCTACTTCAAATCTAATTGATTTTTCTAACTTAGTATCACCCCCTTTCTTCTTTTGCAAGTTACCCTTAGATCTATTGACTACTTGTTTACCAAAAGAGTTTAAGTACCTTTCTATATTAGCTGTGTCCATTATGCTACTGAAGCCGCAAATATTTCTACTTGAGGGTCATAGCTTACACCAACAGGCTTTACTTGTATTGAAGCTAGGTTTTCAAGAGTACCAAATGAAGGACTTGTATCTTCTTCAGCTAGTGCTACTGCTTCACCCTGTGCTAATATATGTGAAGTGCCGGGAGTAAGTAATACTGTGTAGTTTGAAGCAGTTGTTACGATTGCTACTTCTATCCAACCATTATCATCCAAGTTAGTTATTCTTACATACTTACACCTGTCTACATCTATTGCTCCTGCTGAAGTATAAGGACTTGCAGCAAATGTAGCTATTGTAGTAGTTTGTGAATTGACGCAAGTTACTACTCTTTCAAATGTATCTGCTATTCCTGTTACTGTTAAATTGTTTGATGAACCTCTTAACGCTCCATTGATGTTTACGCTTTCGGTTACTGTTACCGTTAAATCTGCCATATTATTTTATTTTATAAGTTATTTTAAATTTTTTCCATCCTATTTGTATTATGAATTTCCATATTCTAAATTTTATCATTCACCCTGACCTCTATTTTGCATAGGTATTGTGCAAGTTTGGAAATCATTCTGTACAATAATTCCTATTGAAAACACCCACCCTGTAAGTTCATTATCAAATCTCTCTGTAAATGGTTCTATTGTAAATTGACCTTCTGTAAAATATAAAGATTGGTCTATTTCAGTTCCACCTAAAGCTCCTGCTTGAAGGCTATGTCGTAAAACTCCTATAATATCAACACAGATTTGTAGCGTTTCACTTAATACTTCCTGCTCATTACTTAGATTATTTGCTGACTGTATATTTGCTTCTGTCCAATTCTCCTTTTCAGACACCATATCCATAACGAATAGCTGAAAATTATATGTTAATTCACTTTCACCTGTAGTTACATTTACAGGATTGACGTGCATAAGTGGAAACTTAGTATTTTTAGCCAAGTCAATATCAAATATATCACCTGAAGTTGTAGTTGTTATTTGAGAATGATTATCACCTATATTCTTTAAGGTGTTAATTACATTATTGTAAGTCTTATTATTTATCATCTAGTTGTACTTTATTTGTTTCGTTTAAGTCTGTTTCATAACTTAGCCAAGTCAAGCATTCTAACAAGTCAAGTTTCGTTATCTTTTCTAAGTTTACTATTTTACCATCTGTCAGTCTGTACATCACTCCGAACCAACCCCATCGTTCTGCAAAATTTCCGTCAAGTTTTCTTTCATCATCTTGTTCATCCGTTCCATTGAACACGACTGCATAGTCATTGACAATACGCTTCCGAAATTCCAAAAAAAAAGCAGCGAACTCTGAACTTCCTGAGCTTTCATATTTTTTATAATTTTAGCCCTTTCATCATAGTTTCCATCATAGGCTTCTATAGTGTAGGAGCTTCCATCTTTTGACAATATTGGTCTATATAGTATTGCTATGATATTTGCCATATTCTCTTCAAATCCACTATCAATTAAATGTTCAATATCTGCATACTCACCCAAAGTAATCTCATCTAAATTTGGATGGAAGCCATATTCAACACCATCTAATTTGATAATTCTCTGTAACAGGGCGCTTTCTTCTGCTTGTATTTCTGCAAGATTTGATAAGATCTTTGCTACATCTTTTATGCTTAATGCTTTAATATATTTTTTAGGTATATCTGATAATGCAGCTATTGTCTT